GGGGTCGAATCCACCACTTGTCTGCGTGTACGAGGCCATTGTAACCTCGCCCGAAAGCGTCAGGGTATCGCCCGACTTCTGGTTCACCACAGCCTCGATTGTCTCACCGTGGAAGTCCCAGTCTTGAGGGCTGCCACCCGACGCTGTAATTGTGCCGGTGCCGGGTTGCCAGCCGAATGTTCCGCCACCCGTGATTTCGTCGATTACGTCGCCGGTAATAGTCCAGTTCACCTCTGCTCCGTCGCTGTCGATGACAATATCACCCGTGTTATTCAGGTCGATGATCAAGCTTGTTATGCTGACTGTTGGCGAGTTTGTTCTTGCGTCCAGGGTTAGCGTCCCCGTCCCTGTGGTGGGATGCGTCCGCAACTCCAAGCCACCACCGAAAGTGAAAACGCCAGCACCGAGAGTTATAGTCTTAGTTGCCTCCCGAGTCTGTATTGTCACCCGGCCCCCATATTGTCCCGACGGAAGGTCCATACTGCTATAGTCACAGAACACCGGGGCATTCAACGTTGCCCCGGTGTCTAGCGTAACCAACCCGTGCCCCGATGTGGTGTTTGCGAAGTACAGTTTCCCGAAGCCGCTGTAACTGATATCAGCCGTGGAATAGATATGTATATCCTCACTGTTACCGGCAATATATTCGCCGGCTAGGCTCAGCGAGCCGCGAATATGAGATGTCGCTCCGACGTAGAAATATGTCGCCCCTGTCTGCGTAACGACCGCCCCTTCGGCTATGGTGATGTTCCCCGCCGTCCAAATAGATGATTGCTTTGGCTTCAGGCTACACGTCCCATTGAGTGTCCAGTTGGAAGAGCCACCGGTCCACGTTGTCTGATTGTAGAAATCGAGGTCGCCATTTGTAATCGAGACGCTAGCATTCCCGGCGTCGAACGTGCCGCTACTCTCCGCCGTGAAATTCCCGCCGTCTGCCAGCGTTACTGCATACCCACTATTCGCCAGATCAAAATCCGCGTCCCCCGAAACCTTGAAATGGTAGAGGTTCGTCGGGCTCTCAGCCAACACGAAATTGCCCGACGCAAAATCGATTTCCCCCGCCGCTTTGTCGATCGTGACAGGCTCGATCGTCTCACCGCCAAAATCGATGTCCTGATCGGCTGTGCCGGTAAACGACGCCTCGCCGGAACCGGGGACGTAGTCGATCGTCCCGCCGCCCGTGTTCGTCCAAATCACGTCGCCGCGAAATTCGATGTCCGGATCGTTTGTTTCACAGTCGATTGTTAATGTGCTTGCGTTAGCATTGAAAAACTCGATATCTCCAAAAATATAACTGCCTGCGGAAAGCACGATCGACTTGGCTACGTTCTCCCATATACTGAACAGCACCTTGCCTGGCATGTAAATCCCAGGCGGCAGAATCGGTGATGTCGTGCCGTAATCACGCCGATATTCGAGGATCGCGAGCCCAGACATGGTCACTGACTCATGCTTGGCCACGATGCCGTTGCCATCTGTGCCAGCCAGGACCAGAAAGCGTCCACCGCCAGACGGTTCCGCGCCCTGGCCGAAAGAAGCTTGGCAGTGAAAATAGCAGCACGCCGTTTTGCCGGTAGCGATCGTAATTTGGCCGTTAAGGGTCCATGTTGCGGTCACATACAGACCGTCGATCGCATAAGTAGCTCCGGTGTCGATCACGCACGTCGTTACCTTCATGGTCGACGCGGCGGTAATCGAGCCCGTACCATGCGCCGTCAGCGTACCCGTAGCCGGCGTCCAGGTACCAGCATGACTCGACCAGTCGACGACGGAATTCGTTACGTCGAGGCCGCCCGATCCCCAGTCGAATTCCCCACCCACGCCGCCCGCTAGGCTAACCGCCCCACCGTCGTCAAACGTGATCGTGTAGGTAGCCAGGTCGATCTTGGATGCGTAGCCGGCCTCGACCGAGATCGCGCCAAGAGACCACGCAGCCGTCAACGTGCAAGGATTGCCGTTGCCGTTGGCCGTGTAATGGGCAGTGTCGCCCGTGGTCGGCACGCTAGAGGCAGGAGTGGCGCCGCCGTCAGTGTCCGACCAGTTGTTGACGTTGGTCGGATCTGTGGATGTTCCGCCGTCCCAATATCTGTCCGCCATCTCCTACACCACGGCCCCACCCGGCGAGCCGCTACCCGTCGTTTTCACCACGCGCAGGCGATCCGGGCAGATCGCTCTTCGGTTGCGAGCCTAGCGCGTGGGTTGTTGGTCCTGTTCGGCTGGCTACTACCTTGCCGTTGCAAATCAGTCGATCCTCTTGTATGTATTTAGCTCTCATCGTCTTAAGGTTCCGCTTCCACCATCGCCCTGTATAGTCATTTCACCCATGCACAAAAAGTCATGACCGCTCCACATTACCAACGTGCCAGAACCAGCAATTGTGAGACTGTCACATGTTGCATTATCGACTAGCATAGTCTGGCCCTCTGCCAGATATATCTCGCAGTTATCATGTTCGGTTGGCACGCCGCGGGGGCTCCAACATCCCGGATTTCCCCATCGCCCCCCGTCGCCACCTACGTAGCGTTTCGTCTGGCCCTCTCGTGCCTGCCGAATTTGTCTGTCTGGTTTTATCAGCCCGAATCCACAAACTGCGGACACGATGCCACCGATGAAAGATCGTCGATTCATACCGGCTCCATTTCTCGAGGCGAAACAACCGGGTCTGTCCGTTCGTGCGACGTGACGTAGAGGATGTTTTCAAAATCCTCGCCCGTGTCGGCCGTGGCCTGCGAGAATGCCATTTCTTCGATGCCCTCGACGTTCGCCGTCTTGGCGAAGTCCGCGTAGACCGCTGCGCGTTTTTCCGGCGAGTCCACGGTCGCGCCTAACAGCACCGTAAGTACTGCATAGTTCTGGCTATCATCGAGGATCTTCGCTTTGGTGACTTTCGCCTTTTTGTTCTTGGCCATTCGCAGGGCTTCTGCTGCGGTTGGCTTTATGATTTCGTGTCCGGCCATAATTATTCTCCCTTGCTCTGCTCTATCTTGTCTTCTAGTTCTTCATAATCAGGTATCTCCACCGCTCGCCACATGCGAACAAGCCAGGTCCCGCACGCGAAAATCCCGCACGCGAAAAAGAACAACACAACGGCAAGGTTGTCCGCAGGCAACACTTTACCGTTGACCATGATTTCTATGCTCATCATTTAGAATCCTTGATGAACTGATCCAGCCGGCTTGTCAGCCTGTCTTGACCCGCTTGGATCCGGTCCAGCTTTTCGCTGATCGCCTTGTCCTGCTCGGCTGCAATCTGGACCTGCGTATCAATCTGGTGGAGGGCCTCGGTGGCCTTGCTGTCGGCCCCGTAGCCAATTCCGACCGCCCACATCACTCCACCACAAATCAACCCCAGCAAGCCGAGCAGGACGCCCGTCACTCGCTTGGAACCTCCGTGCTTCGCGTCACACGATTCTGTTGTGACGTATTTGTGCGTCGTGGCTGGCATGGCCTGCTCTTTGTCATGCGGTGGGTTGCTGTTGAGCCGGGGGCTGCGGCTGGACCGGCGCTTGCGGCTGGACCGCGGGCTGAATCGGGGCTTGGGGCGGGGAAGTTTGACCGGCAATCGGCCTGCCCCACGGATCGTAAGCCGGATCGTTGGCCCACTTCGGGACCGGCTTGCCGGAAATCATGCCCGCAACGCGGTAGATTTTGGGATCGAGATACCTGTCGTCCCAAATTCCGGGGATTTTATCCGTAATCCAGTCGAGAACTTGGGCTACGGCCATTGCCCAACGGCGGAAATACCAGACCAAAAGAGCAATTGCGGCGGCCCCTATGAGCCCGGTCGGCCAGCCCCACTTCGCAAACAGGGCTTTCAGCAATGATTTAACCCCGGTCGTGATTCGCGATGCCAAGTTTTGTTCAAGGGCCTCGGTGGATGCCGCCGCTTCCGCTGCGGATTCCTCCGCTTCTTGGGCCGCTGCCGTGGCCTCCGTCGCCGCCTTGCTGGCCCCGGTTACTTCTGCTCGTAGTTGAGCCAGACCGTCGAGAGCGTTTTGGGCCATCGCGCGGGCTTCAGAATCGACGGTCGGGCCCGCTGGAGATGGCGGGGGCTGCGTTGCCGGAGGCTTAGCTAACTCGGCCCCTGCCCTGATCTTTTCCTGCTCGGTGCGGGCATTCCAAGGCGCGAATCGGTCCGTCTCGTCCATCCAAGGCAGACGAAGCGTACCAACCGGCTTGTCCGTAGCTTCTGCGAGGAATTGGCAAATGTGCGTGTTGTACGCGCCGCGGCAATCGTTTGTGGTTGTCCCCCAAAGCACGCCCACCAACTCCCCGCGATCATTGATGAATGGGCCACCAGAATCACCCTCTTCGGCCACTCCGGAGACCACGATATTGGTTGTGGGGCCAGCTACAGTATCGCGAGCGTAGCCCAGCAGTCGAGCCTCCCGGCAGCCGAAAACGCCGTCTTTGCCGTACCCGCACTGGAACACACGGCCGCCCACCGCTGATTCACTTGGCTTGTAGAGGCACACCGGCATGGGTTCCACGTCTACCGGATCGATCACCAGCGCCGCCAGATCGCATCGATAATCGACAATGACGAAGTGGCCCTTCGCGCGTTGGCCGTTGGGGAAACTGGCCTCCGCTCCATCCCAATCGAGCCGCTTGTTTTGGTCCCGTCGGAACAGGTGGTGCACGGTCAGGACCACCGCTCGCCGCGAACCACGCCAGATCAAGGTGCCAGTGCTGTAGACTCGCTCCCCGCTCCGTCGGACCGCGATCCGGCAAACAGCCGGAATCGGGCGAGTCAACGGCTTCGGGGTCGGTTTCGCTTCCGGCTCTTGAACAGCTAAAATCGGGCGAGCGAACGGATTCGGGGCCGGCTTCGGAGCCGGCTGTTGAGCGGCGAACCAGCCGCCCACGTCGAGCCGCGGCCGGCATTGCCCGTTGGCGCATTGGCCGTGGGCTTGAAGACAAGCGCCGATAATGCAGAGCACAACCAAGCAAATCAGGCCAAACCGAAAGTACTTTGTGACGACGGGATCCTTGTCCATGATTTCTTGCCTCCGTTTTGAGCCTCCAAAACCGATCAACAAGCCCAGGGCGGCAGCAGGAGGCAACCGCCGCCCCGGGCTGACACTCCCCGCCAAGGAGGCTAAGAGCCGCTGGAACTGCTCGTGGCGTCCGCCCGATTTCGCGTAATGAAGCGCGGATCCTTGACGGCCGCCGCCCCTCGTTCGCTGGCCTTGAATTCGGCAACGATGTCTTGGGAAAACTCGGACGGGTTGTTCTGCGCGCTTCGCGTCACAGTCAACGGCCAGTTCTCCATGTAGGCAAAGGCCTTTTTCAGATCGCCATACCACCAATAGCCCTTGGCGTTGGCCGCCGAAACCGAGTGCCCGTAGGTATCGGTCGCAATCAAGCGAGTGTAGAGCAGTCGGCTGCTGTAGAGCCGGATGCCCATGCCTGCAAGCGGATTGCCGCCCACGACAATGTTGCTTGATCCCGATCGGGTTTCGTTGGCATTCAGCAGCCGATTTGCGCTAAAGCGCAGTTGCGGGCAGACCAACAAGTCCCTGCCGGCACCCATCACGATGGGTTCGCTGGTGTTCGGATCGGTCATCTCCGCAAAGAGGTTCTCCGCGTTGTCGATGTCCGTCCAGTCCACGAGTTGGTTGCCCGACAGGTGGTTGATGTACGGCGCGCCGGTGTCGTTGGTGCTGTAGTAGGTGTAATAGGTCGTGCCGTTTCGCGAATACACCTTGGTGCCGCCGATTACCAGATCCACGAGCCGCTTTTCCTTGTTCAGCCCCAACACTTCGCCCACTTCTTGAGCCCGCGACAAGACAAGATTGGTGCGATCGAAAAAAATGGCCTCTTTGGTAACGGGAATGATCAAGCCCCGCTTGGTGGTCGACGGCGTTTCAACGTACTCCTCGCCGAAGCCGAATCGCGGATATTCTTGGCCCTCGCGCACAACCAACTCATCCTGTCCGGGATCGCTGATTTTGGTAATGCCGGGCAACTTCTCCCCGTCCAGCTTGGTGGGGATCGTCTCGACCAGCTTGCTGAGGACAAAGTCTTCGGCCTGATAGGCTTGGAGTACTTTGGAGACCAGCAATTGCCCGGTGATGTTGGCGAACGTGGTCGAATCCACCGCGGAGGTAGCTTCGGTGAGTTGGATCGTTTGGCCCTTCGGATCGAACACCCGCTTGACGCCGGCCAAGCCCAACGGCCGGTCATCCTCCATGACGAACTCCGCTGCCAGATCCTGCAGGCTGAATTCTTCGGGCGCGATGCCGCCCGAGTCGCCTACGTTATGCAGCCGCAGGCACTCTTGAAAATCTGTCGCCGCACGGTGCGGATCACGCCGCCAATCCCGGGCGAATAGTGTGGCTTGAATCATTTCGATAACTCCTGAATCGCAAAATGCGCTCTTCTGTAAATGGCTGTTCCGGCCCCCGTCATTTCCTCTTTAGATCACGCCTGAGGAACTCCCCGCGACTTGAGCTTGGACGCTGTCCCGCATGATCGTCGAACGAATGCGGCACAACACCTTGGTCGTATTGCTGGAATAGTCTTTGGCTACCGTGGCGATCGCCTTCGATTCCGTGGTCACGGCCACGACTTTCTGATCCTCAAGGGCGTCACCATCCGCGTTTTCGCAGGCCCCCACCATATCGCCGGTGTTAAACGTGGCTGCTGCGCAAGCGAACTCGAATTCGCCCGTTGTGGCCACTCGAATCGGGTCCGTGTCGCCGGACCGGCTTTGCTGTTCGGCGACACCGAGGAAGTACTGTTGGAAGGCATCCTGATTCAACGCCAGGGTGCCTTGATCAACCATCGCCGCCGCATTCTTGGGCGCGCCGTCATCGGGATGCTGGAAGATCAAATCGCCGATTTCGATTGCCACGGCCGATGCCGGAGTCTTGTAAACCGGCGCGGTCGGTTCCCGCCGGTGTCGATTTGTATTCGCCATTTGTGAGTTCCTTCTTTGAAAAAGGTGCTGACTCAACCGCCGTGCAGATCGCGGCCGTCATGTTTATCGCCAGGAGCGCCCCCGCTCGGCCGCCGTCATTTCTTGGAGCGTCTGGTCCCCGCCGCTCTCGCGACTTTCGCTGATCGGCTGGCCGGCCTTTCCCGCCCGATCCAGCAACGCTTTGCGATCTTCGATCATGGCCTTGCGCTTCTCCGCGTCAGGCTCTTTGCGGAGCGATTCAACGAATAACTCGGGGCAAGCGGTTTTGTTGGCCGCGTCAAGCTTGCCCTCCTGAAGTTCCTTGCTGATTGCAGCTTCAAACGCGGCCTTCTCCGCGGATTCTTTCATCTCGGCCAACTCTTCCGTGAGCTTCTTGATTTGCTCATCTTTGGCCTTGGCTTCGGCCGATTCGGCCAAGCTATTTGTGACAGCTTCGACCAAATCCGGCCGCTGGGCCGTCAACTGCTCGAAGGTTGCTTCCTTCAAATCGATTTCCATGGCGGATACCTCGTCTTCTGCTAACCCCGCTTCCAAGTCCTCGAACAGGCCGACCGTCGTTGCGGGATCCGCAACCAGGTCGACCGATCGAACGGTATTGATGGCCTCCACGACAACCTTGCCGTTTCGGCGCGTGATCTTTCCGGAGACATCGTGAGAGAGCCCCACATTCTCCGGAGCATGCTCTGCGTCCCAGAAGAGTTGTTCCGCCAGCATATGTTGCGGATTGACGAAGAGGTCTCCATAGAGACCGTCTTCGCGGCTCTGGATGTTCTGCAACTTGCCCATGCGATCGCGGTACGATCGGGAGTCGCCGGACCTCGCGTGATCGACGTTGACGCGCTTGCCTTCGTACAGTCCGGCCGCCTGGCGGATGGTTTCGGGAAGATACGTCCGCCCGTTTCGCGAATCGAGCCCCAAAATTTTCACGCCTGAAATCAGGCCCCGTTCACGATCGACGTTGACGCTGACGCCGCGCGAATCGACGAACTCCAAGATCCGGTCTCCGCAGCCGCTCGGCTCGGACGACTCTTTGGGACCGCCCTTGCGGTGCATTTCCGCCACCGCCTTGGCTCCCGCCGCCACGGCCTGTTTTTCGGCCTCCGTCCGGCCGATACCTTTCTTGAGCAAAGCCGCAAGCTGCTTGTTGGCGACGCGGACCCACATGGCGGCCTCAGCATCGCTCTTGATGGCCGGACTCTTGACTTTGGCGTCTTTGACTGTCCAGGGCATGCGCTACTCCAAGAAATGAGAAAAGGCCCGCCCCAGAGTTGCGAGAAAAAGTCGCGATTCTGGGGCGGGCCTGGATGATTCTCAGTACCCGGTTGCCGTCAAATGGCTATATACTGGCCGGCTTGTCGGCCCGCTCGAAACTCTGGGGAATCCGTGTGATCTGCCCGGCCTCGAATTGCACCGTCACCCCGAACTTGCCGTATTCTTCCCCCGCTTCCGCCAAGTCCATCATCTGATCCAGCCTGCGATGCGCCTGCTCTCGCATCGTCTTGTTGCGGGGTTCTGGTCCCCGCCCTTTTTTAGGATTACCCTGTTTCGCCATCTTTGTCAACTCCTTTTTTTGCCCACTCAATCCTGGTTATCAGCAATCTGCCACACCGGCCAGTCAAAACCGGTCGCCGCGACTTGCCGCATGATCTGCTCCCGATGGTCGATCATCGCGCGTACTCTCTCCCGTCGATTGGCCCACGCCTGCCAGGTCTGCCGCTTGAGTCTGTCCATTGGCATGAGCTTGCCTGTCGGATCCAGGAAATCCTCCCACTCGGGTTGTCTGCCCTGACTGGCCAGTCTTTTGGCCACCACGGAATACCGCCGGCCGCCAACCGACCGCCGTTTCTCTTTCTCAGTTGCCGTGGCCCACCATTGATTGTAGCTGGAAGGATCCGCAATGAGTTCCCGGGAGGCGTTCTCAAACTGAGTCCGTACCGTCGGATCGTTTTCGATTTCAACCGGCATCTTCAAGATTGGACTTGCGTAACATCGGCAGTTGGGTTCGTCCGGCAAATCCGGCAGGAACTCGCCGTCAGTGCTGAGGTACGAGCCGTTCGGCTGCTGAGCGAACGTTTTCCCGTGCCTGGCTGCGTGATGGGCCCGGGTATGCGTGTCGAGAGTCGCAATGATTTGCATCGCGTCGATCAGTTCGGCCGCCTGGGCGTAGGCTTCCATCTGCCCCAGTTCGGCCATTCGCCGGCCTTCGGTGCGTGCGATCCGCTGGGCCTTGTATCGGACCCCGCCCACGATCGGCTCCAAGCTCCTGCGCAAGGCCGTGATCCCGATTGCTTCGACGTCGGCGATCCCGACCACCAACTGCTTGCGAATCTGTTCGCGGACCGGCGCCTCCCAGTGGGATAGCCGCTCTTCCCAGCCCACGCCGCCCGCGCCGGTGTGGTCGAGCAGTTCGTCGACCCGTTCTGGCGTGGGTGGCGGGAAGACAAGCTCCTCGATCAATGCCCGCTTCTCTTCGTCGCTCAAGTGATCATGGCTGGGCTCTTCAGCCTCGACCACCATTGGGTGGAGGGCGCGAAACCATCGATAAGGGATCGCGCGAATCATCGAACGCACGGCCGCTCGATTGGAAGCCTCGACTTCCGATCGAAAACCATCGCGGATCAACTTGTGCGCACCGGCGAACGCGGAATCAACAATCTCATCAATGCGGACAACGCTCTCCGGCTCGGGCACGGCCGCCGCCCGAAGTAGCTCCCGACCCATGCGGCTGTAGGCATCGCCGACTTGGCGCGTAAGACGATCGACCCGGCTCAAGGCGCGGATTCTGGCCTGATGCAGAAGAGAGGCCAACCGTTGATCAATCGCGGAGGGCATGACGTGTTTCATTCCTCCGGCTCATTGTCGGTCGTCTTTCCCAGATCCAACCCGCCCGCATCTTGGTTGTCTTCCGCCTCTTCGTCCATGGCCTCCCGTTCCGCGTCGTAATCCAAGCCATGCCGCGCCGCCATCGTGCTGTGAGACATCACCGAGTTCAGCACCAGCACCTGATCGGCCTGGACTTCCTTGAGCCGATCGCGCGTGCGCACTTGTGGGGGCTCGACCGTTATCGTGACACGCTCAAGCACATCATCCTCCAGCTTGCCAGCCGCAGCCGCTGTGCGCACCGCCAATCGCAGGACTTCCAAATCGTCGTGGATCATTTGGGCTTGCAATCGCTCGAACATCTTTACGGCGGGGCCCTCCGCCACCATAGTGGAGGCGTAGTTGGCGTTCGAGGCGTCGCTTGAGAGCATGAACTCCGGCATCGTCAACCGGGATGCGATGGCGCGAAGCTCCGCCTGGAGGATCGTGACCAGCTCTCCGGCCCCGGTGTTATGGGCAGGAAATTCATGTTCCAGGGCCGCCGACGAATCAATGATCGACCCTGGGGGGTATTCTCGATAATTGGTTGTCTTGCCGGTCGTGCTGTTGCTGGTTTGCACGTCGGCGCCGGCGTCCAAGAAATTCTGCACCACCGATTGCGCCCCGCTGGCATGTTTGCGGATCAGGGCAAAGGCCGCGCGGATCCCCGCCATGGTAGACATGTTGGCAAGCAGCTTTTCGGCTCGGGCTAAGTTCGTTCGCACCGGATAGTACAAGGGCAACCCCCGCGGCGACGTGCAATCCACATTTGCCTTGCGATGCTGGATCTGGACCGCGGGAATCTCTTCAACCGCTTCGCTCCGTCCCAACGCGTGAACGATGTAGGCTTCGGGCTCTTCCGCGTCATTGGGGTTGAAGATGATCCCGAATCGGGCCGCATCGTTTTTCTCGGCTTGCCGATTTCGGATTTGCTCCGGCTCCACGAAGCGGACGCGCAGAAGACCATCTCCGCTCGGGAAGAATCGCAAGAAGCTTTCCCCATCCCGATCACAGCGCCGCATGATTTCCTGCTGCCTCTGATGCCAGTTGTTGAGATCCACGAAGTCATCGATGACCGCCTTGACTTCCTCGCAAACCAACGGATCAAGCTCTTCGCCTGGCTGCGGCTTGACGCTGTAGACGTGGCCCGAGCCCACTACGTAGCTGACGCGGTTCTCGTGTCCGTTGATGGCAAACTCGTTTTCCAGCGCCAGATAACGGCCATGATTCCGCACTTTTTCCAGGCCTTCTTGATCTCGATACGCGAGAGCGGAAGAGCCTTGGCGAAAGTCCTCCAGGCTGATCTTCGACCAAACTTGCCGCCCCGTCCCGTCAAAGAGTTCATCGTCGAAACTGACGAATCGATCGATCAATTCGACCGATGCCTCAAGAGCCCGGGTATACCTGCCCAATGCCTCGACGGCCGCTTCCCTGATCATGTCATTGCTCCTATCCGCGAAATGGACGGCAAGCGGATGGCCATCTCCAGGGCATCCGGGCCGTCATCGTGATCGCCGTTGGGGAAATCCATCAATTGATCTACCAGTAAATGGCAGCCTTGGCAATCCCGCTTGAAGCGCAGCAGACGATCTACGATCGCGTGGCCAAGCCGGCGGATTCTCAGCGTCTTGGCTTCTTTGTTGGGGATCGCCGAGAGCGGCACGCCGGCTACGTAGTCTGTCAGGCGACCGCCGGCCTGACGACGAAACTCAGCCAAGAGCATTTCCTGAAAACCGTTGGACTCGATGCCGATGTACTGCGGCTTGTAACGCATCACCATGCCGAGGGCATCGCGCACGATTTCGTGAGGTGGTCTACGTTCGAGGTCCGCGTCCACGTAAATCAGACCGTTCTTGAGGCCGACGTAGACAATCGCCGAGTAGTCGCCGTGCCTGTCGCCCTTGCCCATGGAAGGATCGATGGCGATGGCCCGCACGTCGAACGATTCCGGCCAGTCGTCCGGCTCGCACCAGATCCACGGCCCAAAGTAGGATCCCGGCCACTCGGAGCCGCCGGCGTCCCCGGGGGCTTGCTGGTAGAGCGCGGCGAATGCGTGGCGGTCGAGTTTCTTGATCCGCTCCAATTCCACTTCACTGCGGAACCAAGGCCAAAGCGCCTCACCTTCTTGTCGCGGATCCTCCGGATGGGTTCGCTCCGGTGGGCGCAATGCAGGTAGATTGAGGACCGTCCATTCTTCGCTATTTTGTTCAGTCGCCTGTTTGAGAATTCGCCCCAGTAGATCGTCGCGATGCCAGCGGGTCATGGTGATTAGAATTGATGCGTGCCGCGCTTGGCGCGTGTGAAATACCTTGGCGTACCAGCGCCAAGCCTTTTCGCGATTGGTCGGCGAAACCGCCTCGTCATCTTTGATCGGATCGTCGATGATGCCGTGGGTGAATCGCATCCCGGAAATGCCCACCCCAATCCCGGCGGCCCGATAATAGCCGCGCCCCCCGGCGACGCGAAAGAAACTCAGTGTTCGGCGAGCCGCTTCCGCGGTGCTCGGCAATCGCCGGCCGAACAACTCCAGATAATCGGGCGTGTCCATAATCTCCTGCACGTCCTCGCTCATGGTCTGGGCAAGTTCCAGGGTGTGGCTGGCCGCGATGATTCGAGCGTTGGGATTGCGGCCGAAAATAAAGGCTGGCGCGCGCCGACTGACAAGCTCCGATTTGCCGTGGCCCGGTGGCATGGTGATCGCCAACCTGCGGATCCGCCCGGCAATCCAATCGTCGAGATAACGAGCCAAGAGCCGGTGATGCCAGTTGGGCGAGTAATCCAGCATCGTGACCCGCGCGAAGTCAAGCAGATTCCGCCGGGCCTGTCGCTTGACCATTCCCGGATTGCAGAGAATCTCCCGCCCCATCCGGGCCGCCGCCTTCTCCGGCGACTCCCAAGATGGCGTCAAGCTCGGCGAGCTTTCGGGCAACGAAATCATCATGATTCTCTGAGTCGTGAGCCTGCTTGGTGTCGATGTTCACTTGCACGGCCGTCGCCACGTGGGGGCTCATCACGCCAAGCAAAATCTTCGCGATCTCTAATCGCGTGCGTTTCTCCGCGTCTTCAAGTTTCCGCTCCCGTTGGAGGAAACGGGCGATGCGGTCGAACTCGCGGCTGCCCGGCTCGACCTCTTCGACGACTGCCGCCGCCCGCCGGACCAACGCTTCCATCACCTCATCCGAGATGCGCGAGCGCTGCGAGGCGATCAATTGCACGTCCGACAGGATCTTTCGCGGGTTCTCGAAAATGTCGGACTGCAAGACACCATCGTTCATGAATCCAAGCCTCGCCCCCAATCCCCCCAATTCAGCATACCACTCTACGGCGGGATTGGTCAACGAGAATTCCCAGCCCGCCCTACATTTGTTGGCAGATCACGGCGACGATGTAGGCCACGACGTCGGGATCGCGTCGAAAATATGCACGATCTCATACAGGGCGGCCCCGGCCCCGGCGATCACCAGGCCGATCTTAAAGATCGACGCGACCAGCGTCTGGTCAGAATTCTGCCCCCCCTACTGGGCCCCGGTTTGGATGACGATCCCCAGGGCATCGGCGATCCCTCAATATGTATTTTCGACTGTTTTTGGATTTTCCCGGGTTTTTTCCTCGGGTCGAGTTCACCTACCTTGGCCGTGAGTAGCAAGTACACTGCACCCGCCACCACGACCAGGTGATGACGCCGCCGAGCTTCAAGCCAACCAAGAACAACACTCCCGGGATCCCACCTCAGGTGTCTGCCTTCGGCGTGATGAACTTCACCTTCTCCTTGGCCTCGATCCGCGTCAACTTGGCGTTGCGGCCCGAGGAGAGCGACAACATCTGAACGCCCTGCTTTTCCATCATTGTGACGACGGCCTCCTCCAGTTGCTTTTCCTCGTCTTGGAGTTCCATCCGCCGGTAGCGGGTCGCCTCCAAGTCCTCGACCTTGGCCAGCAAGGCTTTGCTGGGCTTGGGCAGCACTCCAGGCAACGTTTCCTGATTGTCGCGCTCGACTGCCGGTCTGTTCTTCGCCATGATACTCATCTCCTTCAGGGTTTGAACTATTCGATATTGTCGAATAGTTGTCCGTCGAGTCTAGTACAATTACCACTTGCTGTTTCGCCAACTCCTCGCTCATTTCCTGATACCCTACAGGGCCGCCATAGTAACCGTGTTTATGCCGAATACAGATCGGCACAAAATAGCGGGCCGGCCCGAATCCAAGGTCTGGATTGTGGACAGTCAAATGGACAGTCAAAACAACATCGCTTGGCTTGTTGGACGCAGACACAAAGGCGAAAACCAAATCCGTTCCCTGCCCGCGTTGACCCGCGCCTGACCGTTACCTCGGTTCCCGTAGCCGCCATGCGCCTTCCACTCGACCGTTTCCCATCCGGATGGCGGATCGAATTCCCCTTCGTAGCCGCAGAGAGCAATTCGCAGCATCTTATCGGCACCATGCTCCAGAGCCCAGTCATGAACCGCCTTGTGTACCTCGGTGCTATCAGTGGCGTAACAGCCATCGGCCCGACTTTCGCCGTACGGCGGGTCCAGAAACATACCCGTCAGCCCTCGATGCACGGTTGGCGTTGGTCCACACACGCGGCTCCAGTCCCCGCAACAGACGCGGACGCGCCGTAATCGTGCGGATATGCTCGCGATGTATTTATGGATGATCTGACTGGGCCGATGAATGCCTTGGCCGACATTGCTCAAGTGAGGCAGTTGCTGCGAAGGCCGTGATTCTCCATCGTAGCATCGCGAATCGCACCACCCCCCCGCAATCCATTGACACTGCCCCCACACCCACCAGCCCGCAATTTTCGCGTCGTAGTAATCCGGATCGGTTCGCATCCGCTCGCGGAATTCGGCTTGGTTCAGCAACCACTTGTGACGGGCATTAAGATCCGCCTCGTTCACCGGCCAGTCCGCCGCGTCGGCAACCGCATCGGGATCATGTTTCGTCGCCCGCCAGAAATTCGCTACGTAACAGTCCAGGTCGTTGACCGTCTCTGTTCCGGGCGGGTGGGGCCGACGAAACAGTACGGCCCCGCTGCCGAAAAACGGTTCAACGTAATTCGGCATGTCGCCGAACCGCTGCGACACGATATCGGCCACTCGCGACTTCCCGCCGAACCAAGGAAAGGGCGGCTTCGTAATCTGAATTACCTCAGTCATTCATCTTCCCTCTCCAATCTACGCCGCCGCAAGGGCGGCTGTGCTCGACTTCTCCAGTTCTTCGATCCGGCCCAGGAGATGCGCGATCTCCCGCCGGTGTTCGTCGCGCTCTTTCTTCAGCGAGGCAACCTGCTCGTTGAGCGACTCGACCTGCGCGCGGTAGTTGTCGCGATCTTCGCACGCCCGCTTGAAATCGGCCAGCTTGACGGCCGTCCGCTTCTTGGGCGGCTTGTCGGCCGGTTCGGCCGGCCGGAGCTGCGCATACAATTCGCGGAGCGTGGTGTCTTGCCAGGCATGTTGCTTGGGAAACTCGAGGAAGATAGCACGCAGTTGCAGGAAGTTGAGGCCCACGTCGGCATTCATCTCGGCGTCCAGCCAATCGGCCGCCTGGTGGTCGTCTCTGGCACCCACGTCGGCGCGAAACTCGGCGTCATCGAAGATCCGCACCAGCAAGGAGGTCCGTTCGTAGAGGTTAGCCATCACTCGGCGGTCGAGTTGCTTGGCCTTGAGCAGCAAATCCTTCCAGGAAGTCTTTTGGTTTTTCTTGTTCGAACTCATTTAAGGTTCCTTTCAGTCGCTTGTGAAACGGAATCAACCCGACCGCCGCGCAGTCGGGACAGTACTTTCGGCCCGGCTTGACCGGGCTGTGGCACAAGTTGCATACACCTGTCACTTGGCCGCCTTCTCCACCAAAAATGATTCGAGCGCGACTGAGCAAGTTCTTGGATACACCTGTCGTTTCACGCTGCTCTCCACCGATCGCCGCCATACCTTCTCTCGCGTTGTCCTTGGATACACCTGTCGTTTCACGCTGCTCTCCACCGATCGCCGCCATACCTTCTCTCGCGTTGTCCTTGGATACACCTGTCGTTTCACGCTGCTCTCCACCCGGGTGAGTTCTGGCCGTTGTACGGCGCAACTTGGATACACCTGTCGTTTCACGCTGCTCTCCACCTGATCTGCCGCAACTCATTTTCCTGCCTTCTTTTTCGGCAATTTCTTGCCCGCATTTCTGACACTTGCTGGCTTCAGAATCACCAGTTCAATCCCGTTTTTCTGGCAAACGTACTTCAACCGAGTCCCCACGTCGAACCAGGGCCAGCCCGTGGAATCACGGCGATTCCCGACCTTGCCCGCGTTGTGCAAGAACCGGGTTTCGCCCTGCGAGCCGTGCGGTTGAATGTAGATCAGTTTTCCGCAACCGGTGGCAATGCACCATTCGGCGACGATGTTCACCCAGCCGCAGATAGCCCGCTTGGTGAAGTCGCGCCATCGCTTCTGCAGCTGCCATTGATCGCGGGTAGCCCGCTGCCGGCCGTGCCCCTTGCTGGCACTACCAGCGTACCTGTAGTTGCCCTGCCGATCCCAGCGTTGCAGCAACAATGACCTTCGCACCGGGGCCACATATCGCCCCCGCCCGCCTGGCATCTTCCGACCGGCCGGCGTCAAGAGCGTCCAGGGCCAGCCCCGCCGGGCGAGAAGAACAGCCGTCTTCTTGGCGTCCAGATCCGTCCGCGGTTCGATCGGCATCCGAAAAGCGATCTGAGCGAACCACTTTCGCTTGGCCTTTGAGTAGACTAAGCTCGACCCACGAAAGGCATAGTCCCCGCGCATGATCCGCTTGAGAATCGCGACTTGCGATTGAACGCGCTGCCCCTTGCATCGCAATTCGAGGGTCTCCTGAATACCGATACCCGGTTTCGATCCCCGGTCGATACGACCGATACGGAGTTGCAGCCGAATGTTTTCCTCACCTTTCTCCGGCCAGAGAAGCTTGCAGTTTTGCCGGTCAAACGGGATCGGGTGTGCCCGCGTTGACGAGGGGACCGATTGATTGTGCAACAGAATTGACGTGTGCATTTTCAGATTGCCCGTCGCCGCTTTGTGTTTGAAAAGGTCTCGATTGATCGTATTGATGACCAGCGTCCGCACGCGGCTGTGAAGCTCGGAATAGCATTCCTTGCAGACCGCGTTGATCCGGGAGTTCAGAGGCTTGGGCATTACATCCACCGGACATTTGCCGGCCGCCTTAATACCCTTCACTTTCCGCTTCTCCAGCCATTGGATCATCTTCTTTCGCGACTGTTCGGTAACGTGCCACACCAGCCAAGTTTCCCAGAAACAGTTTGCCACGCCCTTGCACTGATCACTGAGTTGATGCCACCGCTTGGTGGTCTCCCCCCAATCACCATCAACATTGGCCACCTCGAATGATGTGATCCGCATGGCAGTCAATTCGGCCATGATCATTTCCTCGTAAAAAGTCGCGGCGACCGGGCCAGGTGGTGAACCCGATCGCCGCACGACAGGTGTTAAGCGAGGGCTACACGGCTCTCGGGGTCCGCAGCTATTCTCGCCTTGGGCCGTCCAATCGGCCCGTCCCCTTTCGGGGGCTGCCTCAAAACTCCTCTAGTTCGTTGGTTTGAACGAGTCTTTCGTCTGCTCCCGAATCCGCTTGGGGGTCACTTGGTTGAACAATGGCAGATCATCCAGAACCTCAAGCATGACATCCACGTGTCCGGGCTTCTCTACGCCCGCCGCAAAGATCCAAATGTCCTTAAGCTGATTATCATCGCCGTAGACACCGGCGTGTTGCAGAGCATCCAGTAGGGCCTTGAGAAGGTTGTCTAGATCTCTCTTGAGGCGATCGGGAAAAGTCACGCGCAGCGTAATCCGCAGCGGGCCGCGAAGTCGCGGAGGCCGCCCCAACTGGTTCAAGGCTGCTGCTTCAACATCGGCCGCGTAAGCCTTGCCCTTGCGGGATCGGCAGACGAAGATCCGCCGCCGTTTGAAGCTATAGCTAGATTGCCAGTAGTGGTTGATCGATGGCGGATACGGCAGGCGTAGCTCGGTTCTGGACATCCGTGATTTCCTTCCTGTGCTACTGTTGTGCGCGGAGCTTCTTGATCGTGCGTCTGGCGTTAGACAGACGAGTCGACGACCTCTTCACCTGCGTCTTGAGTCTCGCGATTTCGCCCGTCGGGTCGCTGGCGGCGCGTTCGATCGCTTCGCGGATCACTTGACAGCAACGCTCCGAATCGAGCGATCCTTGATGGTCCCGAACGTACTCCCAGATCGACCATGCTAGTTCCTCGGCGGTCGAGCCCCAGCAGGGCCGCACGGGAGGTACGCCATCGGGCTCGAGGATGGCCAGCCGCTTCTTGTCGTAGGGATCGATGACGTGATCCGGCTCGAAGATTTCTAAGGACAGCGTCATCGGCTTTTTCCTCCGTTTCTGCCCTGCGAACGCGGTTGCCTGAACGACGGCCAATCGCAAGCCAGCGACAACGCCCCGTGACGCAGCCGGTCGACAAGGGCGCCGCCCATACACTCAATCGCGTCGTGCGAGTTCTTGGCGTTGATGCTTATCCAAATGGCCCGGCAGAAGTTGTAACGCTCGTCGACGATCTCACCGAGCTTGAGACGTTGTTGCCGGGTGAGCGGTTGGCCGTCCCAAATCGGATCGGAGATCCAAAGCACATGCGGCTTGACGAATTCTCGCACGGTCTCGCGCTCCATGGCGTGGGCCTCGATATCGTCGCGAAGCCGAGCGAAGAGCTTCACGCCCGAAGTCCACTTGAGCGTTGCCCCTTGCGTGATGGCCTCTCGGGCCAGCGCGGCCAAGAGATGATCCTTGCCGGTGCCGGGAGGGCCGGTCAGGAGCAGGTTTGTGCCCGCGTCGATCTCGGCCGAGATGTTTTGGGCGAAGTCCACCAGCGCCGCTTTGACGTGCTTCTGGTGCGTCGTGCCGGCCTGGTAGTTGTTCAGGCGGCAGGCCGCATAGCGGCTTCCGCGCTGCAACCAGAGTTCGGCCCGGGCCCCGCGGGTCTTGCGGGACGCTTCCGCGTGCCGAAGCCGCGCCTCGGCGGCTTCGGAGACCTCACCGCGCTCGATCAATCGGCCGGCGACCCGATCGACCACTTCAAAGAGCCGTGATGGAGCCGCTTCCGCCGTTCGCCCTTTGCTTCGCTCTTCGGTTCCAAGCATAATCATCATCCTCCCAACATGTCTGGTTTAGCCACGTACTCGGCATCTTGACGTACTCGCCCTGCCCCTCTTCCGATCGGGCGTACTCCCCCGCTCGTCGAATCAGGGTCTCGGCACTCGCCCCCAAAGCAATTGCTTTCGAAAACGCGGTAAAAGCAATTGCTTTCGATTTCCGGCGTCCTCGGGGGAACGCTGTCCAGAAGCGTTCGAAATCGGCCGACAGTTTTTCTTGTTTTTCTTTACTTCCTGCTTCCAACTTCCTACTTCCCTTTGCTTTTCTTTTGCTTACCCTTTTGCTTTTCGACTTGCTTTTCGATTTCGGACGCCCTCCCTTCCTGCCCGCCTCCGACCGCTTCCTTGACAGCGCAAGCTTATGCTCCATCGCATCTTGCGCACGCTCATTAACCAATTGGTTTTCGTCTTTTTCCACGAATTTTTCGCGCACCGAAGGCCAATGTTTGGCGAATTTTTCGGGCGTTGCACCCGTGATTTTGAGCAGTTTTTGCGCGTCGGTTGGCACAAAATTATGCCCCCACTGAAAGCAAAGGTTTCGGATGTACATGCCTACCTCGTAAGGGTCCATGTCGACCACCCCAGAGAGGAAGTCATCGTAGTAAAAATCGATGCTCGGAGGCCGCTTTCTGGGCATCAAATCAATCCCTTCCTGTTGCTATTGACCCCATTCCCAGAGACCCTGTTTGCCCCTCACTCGGACTGGCGGATAGACCCGCACACGATCGGTGATGACAAGACACAAGGGACCAAAACTCTCCGGATGCTCCAGGATCGCCCGTACGTGCGATTGGCGCCACCCCATCTCTCCAAGCTCTGTCGGCACCCGGCCGCGTTCCAGGGCCTCCCAGGCGGCTTCGTAGCGGAAACAGGCGATCAGCCGGCCGGTACAGAGAATCACGCCGGTCGGGTAGACAGTGACAGCTTTCATCGTCCACCCGGCCTTCATCTTTGCGCAAGCTTCGGCGATTTCTTCCGGGGTTGGGTCGTACGGCTCTGTCATAATGTCATGCCCTATTCGGTTAGTAAATTCCATGCGCTCGCAACCACTGCCGGAACTTGTCCGTTCCCAATGGCTCTAATGCGGTCCACCCTATGGGCCACATCATCAATCTTTCGACACAGGTCGGCTTCAGATATCGGCCTCGCCAGGTTGGATGCAATTCGCCAAGGTGGGCAATGAGGCAACTCCCAGGCGCGATCACACGGTGTTCGCACGGTGCCTTCCGCCGCAATGGCTTGTACGCCTGGCTGGCCGTGACTGTCGGCAGCAACCCCGAGCACGAACAGCCGTTCGCGGCGGTGCTTAGCGCCCACACAACACGCCCGGACCGCAACAACCGTCGTGGAAAAACCCAAATACTCCAGCCCCCTCGCAAATCTATCTGCTGGCCATGGCGCATTTGCACAGACCTGGGCAGGGTTTTCTCGCAGGACAATTGTGGGCTGTATCTCGCCAACAATTTGCAGGAACTCCGCGCCAAGCGATTTGTGGCTGCTTGCGTAGGCGCGAGCGTTGCTGTTCGCCTGACACGGATCGCCGCCAGTGACAATATCCACGCATCCACGCCACGGTCGCCCGTCAAATGTTCGCACATCATCCCAGATCGGGGCGTCGTCAAGGACTCCGTCTCGTATTCGTGCTTGCAAGACTTGCTGACAGTACTTGTCGATTTCGACGTAGCAGACCGTTCGCCAGCCGAGCAAGTGCTTGGTTGCGAGCAGCCCTCCTCCGGCTCCGCTGAAGAGAGACAACTCTCGGGGACGTGTATCCATGCCATGCCGTGCCTTTCTCAAATCATCCATGTCGCGACGAATCATCCACCAAATGTGGACCTCTATTTTTCGGGGGCTCATCCCCTTCGCCTCCCGAGCATTCGTTCCCGCCGATTCTCTTCCCGCTGCAAGCGCCAGGCCGGGTCATACATCGAGTAATCGCCGCCCTCTTCGGGGTCATCGTCGAAACAGATCTTACACGTCCGGCAAAAGTAGTTTCGGTCGCCGTCGTGATAGACGGCCGCGTTACTGCCGCATCGAATACATCTGGGCATCGTGCTCATTTCTTTGCCTCACACAATTCTCGGACTCGCAATGCTTCCGGCCATTCCTTCCAATCGCCGCCCTTGGGATGTTTGGTTTCGATCCTGAAGGCCCGGTTGCCATCGCTTACTACGTCCGGAGACTTGACCCACTTCCAGGAAATCAACGACCGATGGGACAGCTTAGGGTGTGCGCCGAGTTGTTTGACAAAGCACCTAACACCAGCCGCTTGGCATTGGCACACGATATCCTTGATCCATTCCAACTGGCATGGGCGTGCCTTCGATCCCGACTCGCCACCAACGATCACCCAGTCCACCGCAGCGGCCAAATCATCAATGCCTGCCAAGCCGCAAGCCAGGCTCACATCAATCGGCCCCACCAAAGGCTCCAGGCTCAGCCCAAGCACCGGTGAAAGATGCCGGCTCTCAAGCAGAGAGAGCAGCCCGGCCTCTAGGCTGCCCTGATCTGAAGCGGAGTAGACCAGCCACGCGTTCTCTCGCCGGGCGCCGTCACGCCACATTCGCCGGATATTCTCCGGCCGCTTGGTCAGCAGGATCCAATCCAGGGAACGTGTGCGATCAATCAGCCAAAACAAGTCTTGGCGGATGAAGTCCAAGGTGACAGGCCGGTCGCCAGGCCGATCGTAGCCACAGCCTTTCACGTACATATCGCCAGATCCACATCCATCGGCCGATATCATGAGGGCTTGGCCCTTCCTGTCGACCAGCCCTACTGTCCAATCCTCAAACGGATCGCACAGCGAGGGGAAAATGCGTCGCCGAACCCCCGCCTCCCGGGCCTTGTAGTTCCACACGACCGGCTTCTGCCAATTCGACGCAGACGTTACGCGCCGGTCACCCGCAATGCCGAACCGGCGAAAATAGTCCTGCGCGTAGCAATGCAAACATCCGGTATGGACCGGCGTGCATCCCAACCACGGATTCCACGTGTGGTCTGCCCATTGGATTTTGGTGTGCTCAGCCATGATATTGCTCAGCCGGCGCTACGCGCCTTCAATTCCGCCAGCTTCAGTTCGGCCTTCTGTTGAACCTCGGCCGCATGATTCGGATACAGGTCTCCCGCATCCAGCCGGTCTTTCACTTCTTTGAAGATCGCCGCAATCTGGCCATCCGCGATGGCCTTTGCGATCCGGGCAAGATAAGCGTTTCGCAAGCTCTGTGAAGCCGCTTCCCCAGGGTCCGGTTCCGGACCGGCGTCCTCCGGCGGATTGGAGCGTTGGCCTCGATTTGCCTTCAGTGCTGCCCAACGCGCAGCGCAAGCCGCCGCTACCCCGGCATCCCCCGGATACTTCTCCGCGATCGCATTACACTCCCGCTTGAGCGTGCATTGTTTGAGCATGGCCTCCAGGTCTTCGGGGGAAGGTGGTGCAACGACGGGCGGGGACTCTGAAACGTCGGCCGGTTGCATCAAACTCTCGGCCGTCACGCTAGGCTCTCTTGGCGGCTCCCCGAACAACTCGGCCGCCGTGCTCTCCCCTTTATGGAGCGCTTTGATGTCGCCTCGCAGAACGATCAGGTGTTCCCGCTCCAGCGCCCCGATCGCCGCAACGTTGAATTTTGCGGCGATCGCCTGTTCCCCGATGCCGTGCTTTTTCAGGGCTTCGACAACCAACTCAATTGCCGCCGCAATCCCGTTCTGCTTGATATAGACGTCGAGCTTCTCTCCCACGCCTTCCTTCGCCGCGGTCATCGCCTTATCGATCAGCCATTGCGGAAGGGCCTTGAGGATCACGTTCCGCGCCGCCTTCGACTGGCCGATTTGAAACCGTATGTCGTCCTTCCGCTCGCGATCATGCTTGCCGTAGATCGTCCAATGCTTCGATTGCCGGAACTGCCTCGATAGCGTGAAGCCAGTCTCGAGATCGACGAACGTACATGTGAACACCCACGCGGAATCAGTATCTTGCACGTCCTCAAGTTCGACCGCGCAATTGCCCCAACAGCGGGCCAGCGAAAAAGCCAGTTCCTGGCTGGCGCCTTCAATCCGATCTTTTCCCTTGCCCCAGCCGTAGTAAAATGCGTCCCCGGCAATCCGGGCTTCGTCCATAATGCGACGTTCCACGTCAGACAGTTGGCGCGCCTTCTGCACCGACACGGCCGTCGCGTAGCGCGTTTGCATTCGCTGCACCGGTTCGCTTGGAGCGCGCACCGTCACGGGTGCGCCCTCGCTAACGGTCAGAGCATCAATAGTTTCCATTGCCATTGTTCTGGGCCTTTCTGTCTATTGCCGCGATGAATTGACGAATTCGCAGGTCCGGTAGTATCCGCACCAATTGGCGCCGCACCACCAGGCACCCGGCGATGCCGGGCAAAAGGGAACATCCCCCTTGCACGCCGCCGTGATCGCCGCAATCGTCGCGTCGATCCGCTTGGCCAGGGCGGCGTAATCCCCCTTGCTCCGATGTGACGAGAGGACTTGCCGGGAAGGGGTCTTGTTCTTAACCGCGCAATCCAATCGCACTTCGGCGGGCTCCCGGCCGCTCTCGCGAAGACAAGCCGCCGCGTAAATGGTCAATTGCGTTGACTCGTCGGCCGCCGATTGCGGCTGCTTGCGCTTCGCCGTCTTGAAGTCCACCACCCGGTGTTGATCATCGATCAGATCCGTGACCGCCAGGATGTCGTGGCTTGCTTGAGACAACACGATCCGGCTTCGATGCTCAACCATAACCGGCTGATAGTCCGGTGCCTGTTCGAGCGCGTAGAGCGCGGCCAGCGCCGCCACCTGGTCCTTGTTTTCGCCCAAGACCACCTTGGCCCCGCGCGCCGCCTCTGCCTTGGTGAGTTCATAACCTTCGATGACGCCGGCCTCAAATGAACTCACGGCCACCTCGACGATATCCACCCCGGGCAAATCCGCGTGACTGTCGATCTTCTGGCGCCCGTTCGCCTCTGCCGCCGAGTGATAGCTCTTGCCTTGCAGCAAGGCCATGCCAGGCGGAATTACCTCGCGCTCCACGTAGCGTCGGCGCCACTGTTCTTGGCACTTCCACCACATTTCCAATTGCGTTGCGGAAATGTGCGGTTTCTCTCCTTGATCGATCATTCAATATCTCCGCTTTTGCTGTCGGCTCATCACAGATATCCCTTCCCTTCACATTCTCGGCAAACCACCTGTCCCGAGTTGCCGCAGACAAAACACGCATGCTCCCTCGTGCCACCGCCCTTGCAACGGCCGCAAAGTACCATCCCGCTTCCGTCGCAAAACGGACACGCCGTGCGCTCACTCAGACTCACCAACGCCTCCTTAGCGTGACGCGCCGGAAAGACGATCCCCGTCCAGATGTCAACCAGGGCATCAACGGCTAACTCCAGGTCAACTTCCAGAACTCGCAACCGCTGTTCTGTGTTGTGCTGCTTTACTATCGTTGCCATCATGTGCGCCCTCCAAAACTTCGCGACGGATGATTTGCACCTTGTTCGGCGCCTCGATCCCCAACGACACGCGATTGCGCTCCAGGCGGGTAACCGTGACCGTGATCCCGCCAGCCATCACGACCGCTTCGCCAACTCTTCTGCTAAGTACCAACATTCCGGCCTCCTTGGTCTTGAAGACAGATGGTCACTTCATCCGGTTAACGATCACCCGGACACGCGCCTCCGCCGCAAGTAGCGTGTCCAGCACGTCGTCGCGGGCGCCATCAGCGTCGGGCGAAACATCCGGCACCGAAATGTCGGCCACGGAAAAGGTCGGTATTCGCTGTGCCAGGTCCAGCGGCGAAAATACTTCAGTGCTCATCGAATCCTCCAATGTCGTGATGGATAAAGCCCGGCCAAATCGTCTTGATCCGGCCGGGAAAGGCATCATGCGAAAACGCGGCTTCCAACGCCACTCCATCCGCCCCGGGATCCTCCGGAGCGTGTCCTCTGTTGCAAAAACGGTCGGCCGCGGCGCAGTGAGCCATGATCCCGCAACGGATGCCTGCGGCGCCAACCGGGCATCCTCCGCGGCCGACCCGTAACGGTCACCGGCGCCCGCCGCTCCACGCGACGGGAAAACGCCGGGTCAATGACAATGGCTCTCGACGCATGAGAACCAAGGGTCCGACGGCTGGCCTTGGATGGACCAATACAGCGGGCCGGAGTCGAACCGGCTACCCTATTCGAGGGCGCGTTTGAGGGTTTTCTCGGCGAACGCTTAGCGGGCTTACCGCCCGAGGGCACGCGCCACTTGCCGCCGAGGCATGTCACCGTCCATGCCGCCGCTGTGATGTCAGAAACAGAAAGGTGGCCGGCCACCGGGGTCGAGCAGGGCAGTAAACTCGACTTGTCCGATGACCGGCCATACAGGATCAAAAGAGCCGCAGTTGCACGTCCCGGTCTGCCCGCAACGGGGGCAACACATCTACCGCCGATCGCTCGTGGGCAATCCGGGGGTCGACGTAGTGTCGCAAAGTCGTCGATGCCGACGAATGACCGGCCTGTTGCCTGGCCAGGTCGAGGCCACCGTTGCGGGCGGTGTACGAGATGTTCGACCGCCTCAGTTTGTGAAAGAGGCCCATCGACTTCTCGGCAGTCAGTCCCGCGCCGCCAATGATCGATCGGAACTGGACGAACAGATACCGGCGACAATGAGGCCACGGCCAGACAAGCTGTCGGCCTGTGTCGTAGTGTCCGGCGATCGCCGCCACGGTCGCATCGGACAGCCAGAAGAGGCGGTCTATCCCGCATTTCTGATTTTCGGCCCGAACGAGCATGAAACGTTCCGCCAGATTGCAATCGGCCGTTGCCGTGGAAAGCGTGGCGGAAATTCGCTCGCCGCTGTCCCACACGGCCAGTACCAGGCTGGTCCACCAGCGAGATCGTGGGATCTGGGCGACCATTCCCGGCAGGGCTCGGCAATGCGAAACCAGGCGTTCCACCTCGGAGACTGTCCACGCGAGGGGCAGCCGGCGAAATTCGCGCGCCTTGGGGACACGGCGACGGTCTGGCTTGCGACACAATCCGTCGCCAGCCGCCGCATCCCAGAGCGTAAGAATCGCCCGGCGCTTGCTGTTGGTCGTGGCGGGCGAGTGTGAGCGGCAGTATTCCGCCAACACTCCCGCCAATTCCCGCTCGTGCAACCGTGTGAGCGGCAGATTGTAGAGCTTGGCGGCTAATCTCAACTGTTGGGCGGAACTCGGTTTCAGTCCGACTCTGGTGGGAAGGTACACCTCCGTGCAGTACCCCAGGAGGGTGGGGTTCTGCATAATCCTCTCTCATGATGCGGAGCAACGGGGCATGTCTACTGACTATATCGTATTTGTGAGCCGACGAAGGGTCCAGAGATCGTTCTTTTTGGCTACACCTGTCAGGGTTGCCCCCACGGCCCCCGCAACCTGGGCAGATCGCAGGGAAACCGGGGGGCGTTTTTCCGGGGGCGCAACGGCTGCGCGCAGGGCCCAGGCTGCCGTGCATCGGAGTCCTTCCCTCTTTTCAGGGCGGCACCCAGGGCGGCTCAGAGGCGAGCCAAGAGTGCCAGTGCTTGTTGTGACACTGGCTATTCTACATATCGGTAGAACTGCGTCAAGCAGATTTTTGGGCGACGAAGAGATTTTCTTGGATTTTTTCCGGCGGTGCCTGAACGAGGCGGTCTACCGAGACGTCGAGGGCTTCGGCGATCCGGGCCAAAATGGCCCCGCTTGCAAGCTGTTTTCCGTTGGAAATCCGTGAAATCGTGCCACTCTGCTCCCCTGTCCGTCGGCAGAGCTCGAGCTGCGACCATCCGCGATCCGCCAGAAGTCGACGGAGATTCTCGGCGGTGTTTTGGGTAACGTCGTGGTCAGAGAGCATTGTTGACATGTCTCCTGATTCTACATATAAACAGATCCAAGTCAAGCGCCGGGGGCCGTGTCACAACAACACTGGCGTTGCGAGGGCCTTACGGTTACCTCCGGCCTCCCGGCGTGTTCCGATCCTCGACATAGGGCGCTCAGCAAACTAGCCACCACCAGACTCGCCACATCCGCTTTTGTAGCACCACGTTACGGCTCGGAAGTGGGCGATACTGGGCTCGAACCAGTGACCCCTAGCTTGTCGAGCGATCGAACAGCGCAGAGGCCCAACCGCTCTCGAAATCCCAGCCACTTCCGCTATTTTCTGGACTCTCGAGACGCCGGTGACTAGACTGGACTGGAGGAAGTGGTGGCCAAGTGACAGGTGTATCCAAGAGTTGGTTCAAGAAGTTCGGACGGACAGGGGTGGAGAAGGCGGTCAAATGACAGGTGTATCCAAGGACGCTCTCTCAACGGACGTTGACCGCTCAGGCGGAGAGGATTGAAAAATGAGAGGTGTCTTCAACTGATGGCCTACGAACAACAGATCTTCACGTGCCCCGTCTGCCGGCAGCCAACGGCGCACACCCGCAAGGAAGTCAATCACATCCTGCACTTGCTGATTTCATTCCTCTTGTGCGGACTCTGGATCCCGGTCTGGATCCTGCTGAGCCTGGTTCGCGACAGGTGGCAGTGTCAGCAGTGCGGGCATTGCCGATGAGCCAGCATACCTTCAAGCTGCTGGGCGGCCCCCTCGACGGGATGACACTTTCCGCGCCGATCGGGACCCCCGTCCCTTCGGAGATTGTCCTCCGCGAAGTCCACGCCCGGCCGTTCTGGGAGGGGCTCTATCGCGCGAATCCGGCGGCCCCATGGATCACGGAGGACTGGCTTGAGTCGCCCGTCTGGGCGTTCCGCCACGTCGGCGCTTCGGAGTGGTTGATTCACTTCCAGTGGCAGGAAGAGCGGATCGCCAAACTGGAAGAGCGGATCAACCGGACGAAGAGCCGACGCTCGCAATCGACAACCGGTCGATCTCCCGATTGACCGCCTCGAACACATCCCGCCCCACGGCATGCGCCGTGATCAGATCGTTGCCCGGCTGGGGGCGATGATCCATGTTTCCCCAGGGAACGAATCGCCGCTCAATCGAGAGCCGGATTCCTGCCTCCCGCAAGACTGTTCCCACGAGCAGATCCTCTGCCCCGATCCGGAACGTCAATTTCTCGGCCACCACCTCAGCCGCACGTCGGGACAGCAGGTAACCGGCTCCACCGCTGCCGTAGTTCACACCCGCCCTCCACTCGGCGCCGATGTAGTCGCGGCCGTGCGCCTCGTACGCGGCGAGCCTGCTCACGGCGATCGCCGTGTCATCGTCGCATTTGAAGAGGTAGTCCCAACCCGATCGGTTCAGCGCCGATTGGCAAAATGCCCGCGTCTTTTGCGGCAGGTGGTCGTAATCATCCGGGACCGGCAACCAGAGTTCACGGCCGATCTGGTTGGGATGGCTCAAAGATGGATCGCCGAGAAGAAAGAACGACTCCATGCCGAGTTGCGCGGCTGCCGGGATCCAAGTGGCCAGGCAGTTTCCTCGACGGTCGGAATACGCATGCGCCGACAATGCGCCGATCAAGATTCTGCCTCGCATGGGAGTACTGTGGCGTTGGCGTGGGGAAACGGGCAATCGGGAATCGGCAGCCGCAAGAAATCGCAGAGAAGCCGCCACCCGTCTCCGGCCGTGATGTCCATGACCAGCAACGGCGGCCCGGCAAGCTCATGCGCAACCCGCTCATTCCAGAGGCAGAAATTGCGCTGCCACAGGAATTTGTTCGGGACCCCCGAACCGAACAACATTGCGTGAAGCCGGTCGGTGTATTCGGTCCTCGCGTACCGCGTTTCTGCATAGATCCGCAAAGTGTGAGTGCGAACGCTCCGCCACCACGTATCCTTGTCGCGGACGGTCAGGATGTAGCGCAGACCGGGGTAAGCGTCGCCGAGTTCGCGGTAGAAGTACGACGCCGGCGCATCGATGACGGCGTCAACATCACTGTAGACGCGGAAATTGGGCGTTGCTTCGGTCGCGGCGTCCGGCCACGGATCCAATCGCTCCGGCGCATGATGGATTGAGTTGAGCCCCAGAATTTCGAGGGCGTCCGAAAGCGACTGGGTACCGGTTCGCGGGAGACCGACTCCAAGGATCTTTAGCATCAGTATTTCCGATCGTTGTTAGGCTGCGATTGGAGGCCCCGCCAGACCAACTGTGCGAAGTCCAAATCGCGCAAGGTGTTGATGTCGATTGCCTCAATCCGCGACAGGGCATACGCCGCGCAGTTGTTCGGATTGATCCGGCGACGGGTCGTGAGGACGAACGCCCGCCGCATCACGTAGAGCCCCGTCGTCTCGTAGGTGGTGGGCCGAAGGTCCTGGCTGTTCGGCGTTCGCTCGCCCACCAAGTAGTCCGGCCTGCCATAGCGCCACGTATAGAGACTCTCGGTTCGCGTGCCAACCACCGCATCTAGTTTGTTCCTGCGGAGCAGCTCAATCGCGGAATCGTACGACTGCGGCGAAATGAATGGCGACGTTGGAACGGCCTGGATGATCGTGTGGGCTTGCGGTAGCTGCTGCGCTTGCCAATACGCCAGATCATCTCCAGTCGTGTTGTTATCCGCCAGGTGCAAGGGCCTTGCCAGCGGGATGGCGCCCGCCGCTTCCCCAACAGCAAGGATCTCGTGATCCTCCGAATCGATCACCACGGCGTCTATTCGCCGCGCCTGCAAGGCGTTGCGGATGGCATGGCACACCAAGGGCACGCCTCCCAGGATCCTCAAGTTCTTGTGAGGCAGACGTTCACTGTGCCCCTTGGCATGCACGAACGCGACGATCCGCCAATCGGGATTCAAGGCCAAGTCGATCGTTTGCATAAGTTTGCCGCTCCAAGAAAATGCTTTCCTCCGCGGACATTCCAAATTCAACGCGGTACGCCTCGTGCGGTAGCACGGGACAAGGGTCTTTCCTCTCAATCGCCTTTCGCATTGCCGCAAATTCATCCGGCGTCAAGCTGCATTCGATGTGATGCACGAACGAATGGCGAGACAGGCAAAAGTGCCGTTCGATCATCTCGGCGCCAAGCCGCGCCGCCACCAACGACGGTTCCCAACCTTCCTCATGGCCGGAGTAGCCGACGCGGATCCGGTCCGTGCCAAACTGTCGGCCAAGCTCCTGGATATTGCCCAAGCGCAAGTCCGCCACGGGGCAGGGATACTGAGCCACACAATGCAAGAGCCAAATCCGCTTGAACTTCCGAAGGACACCAAGAGCCGTTGCGATATCCTTCAGCGTCGAGCCGCCGACAGAGAGCACGATTTCCGAATCAGCGTTCAGCATGTGGGCCATCGCCTGGAGGTACTCTTGGTTGCGTGCGTTCGACGAAGAGACCTTGTACCGTTGCAGCCCGTCCTCTGATTGGGCGACCAAAAACGCCAGGGAAGGAATGTCTTGCCCGGTGCCGAACCAGGGCAGGCCACGCTCCCGACAACGCTTGTCGAAGCGCTGCCAATCCACCGCATTGAACTCGAACATCTTGCGATACTCGCGATACGTCGCGCCGTAGGGACTGAGGTATGGGGCGTCCAGCTTTTCGCGAGAATAGAACGTCTCCACGTCCTTCTTTTGCATCTTGATCGAATCGGCCCCGGCCCTGGCAGCCGCGTCGACCATCGCCAACAAGACGTTGAGGTTGCCCATGTGGTTGGTGGTTACCTCCGCCACAAGCTCTACCATCGCCCGAGCCTCCGATAGATGTCCTTGATTGGTTCGCCCGCCCTAATAGCAGCCCGAATAGCATCCTCGTTGGCCGCCCGGCGTTCCGCTGGGTCAAGCACATCAGCAACCCGGTCGTGCGGAATGATCAGAACGCCGTCGCCGTCGGCAAACACCAAATCGTCCGGGAATATCGACACCCCCGCCTCACTCAACGTGAGCGCCTTCCCTTTTTCCACGAGGGCCCACCTGCCGTAAGCGTCGACCGGTCGGGCGCCACGCGCAAATAACGGCACGCCCGCCTCATCGATAGCATCGATGTCCCGGGTGTATCCGTCGATCACAATGCCAGCCACCCCGGCCGTATGGGCAATCAAGGCCGACACGTCGCCGAAATGGGCAACGCCCTCGTCTCCCTCCGTGTCAATCACCATCACCGAGCCACTCGGGAGTTGCGAGAATATGTCAAGCCGGATCGATTCCAGCTTCCCTACGTCATCTCCCGCTCGCACGCGCCGCCCTCGACAGGTGAACGCGGGGCCGATTAGGGGCTCCCGCGGACCCGCCAGCCGGGATACTAGACCAGGCATGACTACTGAGGCGGGCCGATAGTGCAAGTCAAATACCAGCGCGTCGTAGATCACGCCGCTGTACAGCTTTCGGTATCGCTCGATAAGCTCATTCATACGTGTCTGAATCCTCGAAATGATGGGTCCTTGTCGCAATACAGCCGCCGCAACTGTTGACTGTAAACGCGACGAAGTTGCAAGCAGTAGCTGCCAACGATCCGTTCGTTGGCCTGATGCAACGCCAGATAGAATTCCTCATCAGGCAATGGCGTGAAGTTGACTGAAAGCAGATCCGTGTTGATGTGCTTGCGTTCGTAGAAATCCGCCGGCCCCTCAAGCAAGCCCTTTTCGATCGCATAGTCATAGAGTGGCGATCCCGGGTAGGGCGTCACCGGCTTGATCGCCCGAAGCTGGGCGCAGTCGGCGTGCAAGAGCAGGAATCGAACGCTGTTTTCCAAGTGCTCTCGTGTCTCCCCGATGTTGCCGAAGATCATATTCGGGCTGAAACGTATTCCGGCCTTGCGGGTATTTTCCACTCCCCACACAATCTGGTCCGTGGTCAGGGCCTTTCTCATCGTCCGCAGGACATCATCGTTGAACGACTCGACGCCGTAGTAGATGTAGGCGCAGCCGGCCCGACTCATCAGCCCCATGACCTCAGGCACCGCGTAGTTGAGCCGGCCTTGGCAAGTGAAGGTCATATCGGGCGGCCCCGAGCGAATGAACGCCTCGCAGAGTTCCATGGTGCGGGCCTCCGACTCCATCAGCAGATCGTCGTAGAACATGAAATGCTGGATTCGCCAGCGGTCGTAAAGGTGGTTCATCTCGTCAACGATTGCCCTGGGTGAACGGAGCCTCATGCCGGGATCGATGTGGTAGCAGAAATTGCAGTTGAATTTGCAGCCCCGCCCGGAGAGCATCTGGATCGAAAACCGGTTGCCGATGCGGGGGACATGGGCCGCGTCGCGGCGAAGTCGGTAGACTTCCATCGGAAATTTGTCGTACGCCGGTATCGGCAAATCGTCGATCTCGTTGATCGGCTTTCGTCTCGGGTTGATCACGACCCGGTCATCGACGCGGTAAGCAAGCCCGGCGATCTCTTCCAGACTGGATTGCGCCGCCAGGGCGAAGATCAGTTCGACGAAAGTTTGCTCGCCCTCCCCCATCACCACCGCGTCCGCGCCGAGCAATCGCAAGAAGTACTCGGGCTCGGGGGTTGGGCCGTGGCCGCCAATCACGAAAAAGGGCCGGTCTTTTGCGGCATGGATGGCCGTGGCGATTGTCTTGGCTTTGCGATACGGGTAGTAAGCCCCGATAAAACTCAACCCAACAACGCCGTAATGGGCGGCATCCAAATGCTCCGTGAGGTGCGTCTCGGGGTGGTGGTGGATGTCCTGGCTGTAGATGTCCACCTGGATTCCGCATTGGCGACAATAGGCGGCCAGGGCCGCCGTGCCCATCGGAAAGAAGCCGATCTGGGAATCGTTGTCGTAGACGACCAGCAGGATTCTCGCCATTGTCATCCCTCGATCTTCGGCTGATGCAGCCAGGTCAGCTTTGCCTTGCAGGGCTCCCCCAACCACGATCCTTCCGCAATTTGAGCCAACGCCTTTTTCTCCGCAATCATATCGTGGGCATGCAGATCCTCGCACACCGGGTGTCGAGCGTCGTGGTAGGTTGGCTCGCCGGGTATGGTCGCGTCGAAACCCGCCAACACCAACTCACAAGTCGGCCACCTCGCAAGCGCCATCATCACCGCCACGATTCCGGTCGAGGGGTGCCGGCCAAGATGATTGCAGAGGCGCAGCCATTGGTGATTGCCCAACTGCGCCACCGGCAAATCGAAGGTGATGTAGCGAAAGAAGAGTTCGCCTCTCGCAAACCCAGGCGGACATTCTTGGAATTGTCGCGGACACCAACTCAACCAGTGCTCGCATTGGGGCACGCCCGCTCGGCTGTTGAGCGCGAACCATTCTTCTTGCTGGGTGCCGAACCAGGCAACAGCATCCACCCTCTGGCCGGCGTGTTCCGCGCCGTAGTGCCACCATGCTTTGGTGCGAACCACACAATCACAGGCGTCAATCTCTTTCCCGAGGCCCTTGGCCGTGGGCCCGTTGCCCGCTACGCATATTTTCATTCGCCGCGACTTCGGCTGATGTGTGGCCCGCATCGTTACAATACCACCTTTCCCCGCCCGCCGTGCCTAGCGTTGCGCCTGAAGTTTTCGGGGTTCAGCCCGTTGTCACGATTCCAATGATCCGTCCGTCCGCAAAATTCCTTTTGGCAGGCGCCGTCGACGTGGGCCATGTGGTAGACGTGGCCAACCCGCGTGATGCGAATCGGCGGATCCGCATGGGCAATGCGATCGATGATTGTTCCATCATCCCCCCCGTAACCCCACTGGCGCTCGCAGTACTGGATCCGCTCCCAGTTATGGGCCGTCATCGTAATCGTGCCTTCTGCCAGGGGGGCCTCTTCGTACGAGTTTTCCCGCTCTGCCCATTGCGATGACAAGCTCATACGATAGAGCGGCACTGCGGCCGTCCGGTCCGTGGTCGCCAGGGCCGCCATCCACGCCGCCGGCTCGAAAGCGATATCCACATCGGAACAGATAATCGGGGAACAGCCCGCCGCGATCGCCGCGCGGATGCCGGCGTTCTTGGTCCGGGTCAGCGCGAATCGATATCGGCCGCCAAATATCGGCAGGCGCGTTTTGGGAAAGATCACGCACCGGGCGTAGTCGGGGACTTCGTATTCGCGATCGGTCACGGCGAAGACGCGCACGCCGCCCGGCCGATAGAGGCGCTCGTTCCACGCGAAATGATCCCGCAACCGATGCTCGGGGATCTGCCAGGAAACGAAGACTACTCCGAGAGGATTGGCTGCTTTGTGATCCATGGCTTGTCTTCCTCCGTGATCTTCTAGAGAATTGGCTGCTTTGTGATCCATGGCTTGTCTTCCTCCGTGATCTTCTGAACGGCGGGAACGAGGTCCGCAATGTGGCGTTGCCGAATGCGGCACCTCCTGCAAACATTCGGCGCATCGTCCGGCATCGGCTGTTGACTAGCCTGGTTGCGAGCGGCCTGGAATCGTTCCACCACGCCCGCAAAACCATCCGCGTCACGGATGTTTCCCAAGACGCAGGCCCCCCGCCAATCGGCACAGCACAAATGCCCGTTGCCGTAGTTGTCGACGATCAACTCGTTGTAGGGACGGAGGCAGAAATCCAGCTTGTCTTTTTCGAGCGGTCGCCGTCGTTCGTCCAGATAGGGCGCGAAGACAACGACCCGGGGGACCCTCTCGTGCAACCAATTCCAATCCCGGCCGCGGTAGTTGGTGACCCAGATTTGATCCAGCAAATCCAGGCCCGCGGTGCCTTTGTGCAACAACGTGCCGTTGGTCCACAAGGTAAACCGAGCGGAGGTGACTTTTTCCCGGATCGCGGCCATCAGCGCCTGGAGCCGATCCCATTGGAGCATGGGCTCATTGTAGTAATGCCAGGCCACGTTGCCGGCAAACCCGAGTGCCGCGTACGCCTCGACGGCAGAATCGACGACCTGCTTGTCCGTGATCGCCGTAGACACATCCAGGCTGCCGTAGCGATCCAGAGTGCCAGAAGGGCAGTCCTGATGATAGCCGGCCAGGTTGCATTCGCGCCCGACCTCGAAGCAAAGAAACTGCGTGTATTTCACGCCGTAACCTCCATCAGTCGCGGGAGAAATCTGAGAATCTCGCGATCGTCGACGTCGTTCAGGTCGTGGCGCCGCAGTCGGGCTCTCGTCTTAGCATAGCCGGGAACACAGTTATTGTCCACCGCCCGAACCCGCGCGCGGGCCTCCGCGGACGAGCGATGGTAGTAATGATTGACCCGCCACCGATTGACCGAAGGCTCCGGATTGGTCGGTCCGCGAACCGCTCTGCCGGTTTCGTTGATCGCATGGCCCTGGCGAAAAGTCGCGTTATGCGAGCCGTACGCGCCGAAATGGGCCAGCGCATCGAGGCGGGCAATCAGCTTGCCGTGCCGGCCTGTGGGCTCTGGTGCGCCAAGGTGGCCGCGCCTCGTGTAGGCCGCGATGGTGGGACCCGGCGGCTTGGTTCGGTGGCCGTTGGAACCGAAGATCAACCAATTGACGAAGAGCCCGGCCGCACCGCGCGACTCAATTTCCTCGAAGAGCGGATCGCGGATATCGTCCTTTTCGACGTGGTACAAGAATTCATCTACGTCGATGAACGCGCACCACACAGCCTCATCTTTGCGTTCTTGGATGAATCGATTGAAGGCCAGCACCTGATGCGTAGCACGGAAGGGGACATCCTCGGGGCAGCGGAATGAATCGTCGTGGCGATACCGTTGCAGCACGATATCTTCCCGATCGTGCCAGCGGATTTCATCCGCAGTGCCGTCCGTGGATCCGTCATCAACCAGGTAGAATCGCTGGATTCCCACCAGGCGATGAAACTCAATCCACTCCCCGATGTAGGGCGCTTCGTTCCGCACGATCGCACAGATTGCGAGATAGACGGGATTCATCAGATCACCATCGCAGGTTTGACGTATCCACCCCGAGCCCGGCAAAACTCAAACACCTGCCGCCACCCGCTGATCAGGCGGCCGGGTTCGGCCAACTCCTCGAGACGCGCTCGGGCGGCCTCCGCGATATTCAAGCGGAGAATTTCGCGATGCGCCAGGTCGGCCGCGTAGTAGGCCAGTTCGGCATCATTGTTGGCCAGAAATCCGGTTCGCTTGTGATCGATCATTTCCCGCCAGCCCCACTTGTTTTGGGCGATCACCGGCACGCCGGTGGCCATGGCTTCCAGACCGACCCGCGGCCAGTTCTCTTTGGCGCCGCCGTTGACGTGCAGCAGGCAGTGGCAACGCGCCAAGAATTCGCGGGTGTCGATTTCCTGGGGAGGCAGACACTCCGCCCAGGAAGGCGCGCGCCCGCACTTGTTTTCGGTGACCCCATTCCAGCCCATGCAGAGGGCCCGCCGTTCCTTGAACGGGATCCCAGCGAGGATCGCCCAATGATTCGAGGACCACTTGTCGGCATCCGGCCGAGACAATCGCCCCACCACAAACTCCCCGCTGGCCTTGTGCGACCGTGGTCGGAAGGGCCACTCCGCACAATCAAAAGCGCCTCGGATCAAGAAGCCCTGATCGGGGCGGTATCCATATCGTCGCAGGCGCGGTTCCAATCGCGATCGCTGGTACTCCGACTGGAAGATGTACGCATCCGCCGGCCCGTTGTCGACCGTCGCCCGGTGCTCGGGTTCGTCGATGAACGTCATGCAGTTCACCCACACGATTTTGCAGCCGATGGCACGTAGCTCATCGATCACGCCGGAAACGTGCCGGTTGCACATCCCCACCACAATCGAGCCCGGCAGGCCGGGTACGTCATGCAGCCGGGGCCGCCGGGGCGCCTTCGGGTCCTGCGGCTTGACGCGCTCCACCTGGATGGTCTCCGCTCCGATTGATTCGAGCTTCGCCCGCCAGGCATGATCTTCGCCCCAAGTCGGGATCAGCGTCACATCCCAGCCGGCCTCCCGCCAAAGTTTCACGGTGTGCCAGCACTCCGTGTTAGCGCCGCCCATTCCCCCGGGGTAACCGAGTTGAAAGATTTGCATCAGCTTTGCCTCCGTTTCGATCGTTGAATTGCCCAACGGATCAACACCTTGACCGCCGGCCGGGAAAGATTCGCGAGTGGGTAGTTTCGTCTCCGCGCTTCGCCTAAGAGCCAGCTCGTGATCTGGTCGAGATGTTCACGGCACCAGGCCGCGCCGCGCCGATCCATCTCGGCCGCTCGATGATTACACTTGCAGCCACTCGACCTGACTCGCATCGTGGCCAGTAACTTCTTGAGTTCCGTTCCAGGCCCTCCGGCTGGTACCGGCTTCGGGCGGGCTGTTTGCTTGACCGGCGGGAACACTTGCCCGGGCCCGCGGCCGTCGTCCCACGCCCGTCGGTAGTTCGGCCGCGTGCGGTATAGCTCGCAATCGTGGGGGATCATTCGACAATTCAAGCGCGGACAGTCGTAGCTCTTTTCGCCGCTCTCTGGTAGTTCGCAGTCGTCGCAGTTCATTCGGTCACGCGAAAATACATCGTACAATTCGGGTCTTCCACGCTGACGGGCAAGCACCCTTCGCCGTGAAACCAGAGTTCGAGCGGGTCCCAAGACGCACTGATCGGTTCACCACCCAAATATCCCTCAGTGCACATGTCGCCCCAGTCCTCGCACTTGTCCGTACACAGCTTAACGCTTGTCCCGTCGCTGGTACACGAGAAAATGAAGTTGTAGGTCTCGCATCCCGGCACAACGATCGTGCCCTTCCATGCGAAAGGCCCCGCGCGTGTCGCGTCGTCAAACGTCAAGATGCAGGACGTTTGATCCATGCAGGCACAGTCCTCGCCGGCGAAGACCAAAAGAAACAACTCCTTTGGAATGCACACACCGACCTTGCTCCACGGATCGCCGCCACCCTCACAGGGACACCACGCACAGTGCGGCAACTGCCGGTTGGTGTGATCGTGCTCGATAAACACGAAGTCATCCACCGTGATGTCTCCGCTGGCACTCGCGTTCATGACGCCGACGTAACGGCCGCCCGTGTCACCCACGCAGGCCCCAATGCCCACCCAGTTGGGCTCGTCTTGCAGCGTGCACCAGATTCCGTTCAGCGTCCGGCAGAGAGAGAATTCCAGGTCGCCATCGACCACGAACCCGGCCGGATACTCATCAAGAATCGAGTCGTCCGAACCATTGTTCGAGCCGACTTTCATTGTGCCCGTGCCGGCTCCGGTGGTCTCGTACTCCGCGAAGATATAGCTGCCGTCGTCATAGTCGTAGTTGCAGATCAGCCGGTATTTCCGGCCCGCCTGCATGTTGGTCAGCGTGGCCGTCACCTGGCACGTGGGCGTGTTGAGGGGATGCTTCTTTGTGGCGATCACCAGCCCGCTGGCTGGAATCAATAGCTCGTTGTCATCAATCTCAGAATCGCCAACCTTTTCGTCCCAACTGCCACCGAGATCGGTACTGTCACCGCGCTCAAAATCATCCTCGAAAATCACGCAGGGACGCGCGCAGCATTCCGGGCATGGCCACCAGCCTGGCATTACGGGCACTCCATTTGGATGATTTCCCAAGACTGGGAATCCGCAAAGTACTTGCAGACGCCCCGGGAACCGACGCCCCGGCCGTTGAGTCCGCCCGAGTCGCGCCCCGTGCCCTCGAACATGCCCATCGAATCGCAGACCGTGAACGTGATCGCATCGCAAGGCGACCATTCACAGGCGCCCGTGGAAGCCTGTCGCAGGTAGGCCGTCGCCGTGCCGCCTTGCGGAACGTCGCCACTATCATCGACGTCCAAATCGGTCTTAAGCTCGAACCTCCACTCATCTTCGAACCCATGAATGATTTCCCACCAACCCGATTGTTGGTTGAAGATGCACCACACCCAATCGCCGATCGCGAAACGCGGCAAGAAGATCTTTTCGAGGATCAGGTCATCGCGTTCGTTGGGCGGATATCCGGCCGGATGAAAGATGTACCGCTCAACCCCTTCATGTTCCTGATCCCATTGCTGCGACCCGTCGTAGTAATAGAGCGGTGTCGCCAACGCCCGACACCAACCGTCTGGGAAAGCGCGGCCCGAGACGCCGGATGAACTGGACGAACTGCTGCTTGAGCTTGACCCGGAGCTTGAGCTTGACCCGGAGCTACAACTCTCGCATGCCTCCCACTCGTCGGTGATCTCGAACAGAGCGATCTTGGGGGGATGATGGACATCGAACCGCACCGCCGTCCCATCGGTGTCGAAGGAGACCGGCCCATCGCCTTCCCAGTTTCGCGCGGCTTCAATCTCGCGAACCATTTCGCGTTGGCTTGCCGGGGTGTACGGCGATCTGGGTCGAGGATGAGGCAATCGAAAGGGCATCGCTTAGGATCCGCTTGAGCTTGATGAGGAACAGCACGCCTCCACGAACATGTCGGCAAAATCTACTTTTTGATACCGGTCCACCGCAGAATTGTTGCCGTCCCGCATTTGCACGCGGGTCCAGCCCTGGAGTTCGAACTCATGGTTCCAGCCGTAGATGTCCGAACCGTCCACGATCCGCCGCTTGCGGAAATGGCAAGTTACCGTGAAACAGAACGGATCGCTGATCAGGAACTGGGTCGAAGGTTCAATGTCAAAACCGACAAAGAGCAGGGTTTCGGCTTCGGCGCCCAGAAAGGTCGACTCGTTGACCCGGCCGACGTAATCCTCTTCCCACGTCGCGATCGGCGGTTCGTCGACGTAATACCACTGGAGTTGGAACTCGGTGGTGGGGAGAATGATCCGCCCCTCTTGACCGTCCGGCTCGGGGACATACCCCGCCGGATTTTTGTTCGGATTGTCGGCCGAAAGAAACTTGCGCGGCGGGATCCGAATCACTTGCGAGGAGGCCCGCGTGCGCATCACCAGTTCCGTGCCTGCCGGGATCGTCGGCTTGTCGATGTCGCAAGGCCACGGCGCCAAAGAGAAATCCGTGTTGTACTGTGCCGTGATCAGGCAGTTGAATTCTGCATTCTGAAGGTAGGAGACATCATCGGTGGTGGGATCGTTGACCACGACAGAGGGCGGCTGCTGCGGGGAAAACGGCTCGACAGCTATGCTGTTGATGGCGCACTCCGGTCCCCACTCCGGATGCTGCAACGTGGCCAGTTCTTCGATGAAGGTGGTACGATCCGACCATTTGCAAAGGAAGTATCGGGTCGCCGAGTTGGCTTGATCGATCGAATGATGCGAGGCGCCCGAGCCCGCCAGTTCGTGGAACGCTGTCGCTACCATGGTCTAGCTCCATGCGGGGACCGGCACGCCCGCAGCGGTTCCCGCTCGTTGTGGTGTCCTTGCCGCCATCTGCTCCACGGCCGCCGCCGTGCGCTCCGTGGCGTTGGCCGTTCGTTCGGCGATGCGCTTGCCCGCCTCCGATTGCATCTGCTCGGTCAGGCCGGTAAGGGTTGTGATCCCGAAGCCGCCGGCCGGGCCCCTTGCCGCTGCAAACGGTTGGTTCGCCGGTTGCTTTCCGCTTGCTGCGCTCTGATCTGGCGGCCGCTTGGCTTTTTCGAGTTCTGCCCGAAAGTACATCTTGAGGAAATGGGTTCTGGCCGATTCGCCACCCTGGAACTCTTCGCCGGAGAAGAAGGCTTTCATGCGTCCTGTCATTTCCCGGATCGCATCGCGGGCCATCAACTTCATCAATTCCCAAGTCAATGTCCAGTTGCCGAGCATCACACTCATGAAGCTGTTCACCGTGCCGACAAACTCCGCGAACCTGTTGCCGAGATCTCCGAGCCATCCGCCCAGATCGCTGCCCATGAGCGCGCCAAAAGTTTCCCTGGCCGCTGATGCCAGAAGCCGAAAGCCGATCACAATCGATTTGACTACGACCCCCACGGTGTCCATCGCGGCCTTGATTTTGCTTCCGAAGCGCTGCCAAAACGTCCCGGCAAACTGCCCCAGCCGGGCCGCAATGGCCCGGACATCGAAAGCGTCGATCATCGCCCCGCCGATCTTGCCAAGGCTCACCTTCAGGTTCCCCGTGAACGTCGACCAGACGCCCGCCGTGGTCTTCGAGAGCTTCTGCATGCCGCCATAGAACTGGCCGCCTTCTTTCGTCAGATTCGCCAGTGCTTCCTCGAGAATCCCAAAGGTGATCTTGCCCGTGGGCGCCAGCTTGCGCACCTCGGTTTCGGCAACGCCCAGGACCTTGGCAAGCTCCCGGCCGAGCGGAATTCCCCGCTCCAGGAACTGGTCGAGGACCTCGGTCATGACAACGCCGGTTCCCTTCGCTTTGCCGTAGATCCTGGCCAAGTCACTCATGCGGGCACCGGACAGCGCCGCAATGTCTCCCAGCGTCTGCATGGTGGGAATGATGCGTTCCTGGACAACGCCGAACGCAAGCAACTGCTTGGTGACCGCGCCAAGCTCGCCTTGCTCGAACGGAGTTCGGGCCGCGAATTGGCCGATATCCTCGACCATTTGCTTGGCCTTTTCCGCCGAGCCCAACAGGACCTCGAAAGAGACTGCCAGCGTCTCGGCCCGGGCGGCGAGCGTGATCATCGACTTGACCGTTAGGCCGCCTCCGATACCGGCAATGGCCCCTGCAACCATCCCCGCCGGACTGATCAGGGCCGCCAGACTGCCCCTGATCGAACCGAGCCCCCGGTTCACCGAGGCGAGTCCCCGGGAACTCAATTGCACGTACGCTTCGGCAAGTTTGAACGCCATGGTTTCACCTTCCGTGTACTCGCTTCAACGTCTCTCGGTTCGCCTCGGTCCGCGTGAATCGCAGGTAATTCGCCATCGACCCAAAACGTACGATGTGGCTGTCGGGCGTGATCGCGCCCAACAAGATGCACATCGGAATCAACCGCAGCCCGGCTACTTGCTCCGGACTGAATCCGTACTCTGCGGCAAAGAACTTGTAGATCGCCGGCCAGCCGCTGATTTCCGGCTCTTTTTTCCCTTGCCCTTGCCCGCTTTCTTCGGGCTCGGGCCAGATGAGTTTTTTGCGTCCGCCTCCCCGGTCGCCGCATGAATCTTGGCTTGCAGGACCTGGAGCCCTGTTTGGCCGTGCTCTTCCACGAATTCTTCGATCAGCGAGAGGGCATCATCCACGGATCGAATCACCTTGCCGTGGTCCTGCTCCAGGCAGGTGTAGAGTTGATACGCTATGCCCCGCAGCGACTGCGTGAAAGCATCCATTTCTTCGGCGCTGGCCGCCCCCGATCGGACGGACGCCACCTCCGCCGCCTTCCAGATCCGCTCTTCGACAACAGTCAGTTGCTCGGCGGAAAGGGTCCTCCTCAAATCCGCCACCGCTTCGGCCGCCATCACGAAGGGATTCTTTCGCAGGCTGACGATGTACGCCTCCATATCCGCGATCAGACGCCCGATGGGCGGGGCCCGCAGCGTGTACTTGACGCCGCCCACCTCAAGGGTCTGAATCAGTCTCCCGGTGGTCCTCGCGTGTCCGTCCAAAGCCTCACCTCCGTTTTCGCTTTTTCGCCAGGGCCTTGCGGGAGAGATTGGTTTTTCTTCCGGCCTGGCGATGCCCCTTGATTCTCCGTTTGCGTTTCACCGGCGGACCTATTGCCCAGACGACCCGGCGCCGGCCCAGTACAGCCCGTGATACAGAGCCGGACCGCGCGGCCCAATCGAAAATTCGACCTCGGAATCCTGCCCCTCGTTGATGTCGCAGGGGATCGGTGATCCAAGGATGATCCCGTTGGCGCTGATGTAGTTATTGCCGGTGTCGTCGCCGTGCAACTGCATGGCAAACGTGTCGTCCAAGTTGAAGGGCAGCGTGCCGGAAGCCGGGATCTTCACGCGGACGATAGCGTCCCAGTCTTTCACGCTGACGTAGGACACCTTGGTCCCGCTCGTCTTGTCCGAGGCAAACCGCTGCTCGCTGGCCTTCGGTTCAAAACGCCAAAAGGTGACATCGACGGTCAGCGCGCTGCCGTCCTTTTTGAAGGTGCCGTCTTTTCCGGTGAGTGGTGCAGGCATGTCAGATCTCCAAACTAGTTGACGCGATCCTCTCGACAAGCCGCCGAAAAGACCGTTACGAATTGCCAAATCGAATCGATAGACTCGCCCTCTTGAAGGGCGGTCGAGTCCTCGTGTTTCATGTCGCAGACGTGACCGTCATCCAGATCAAAGGCCGCATTCTCAAAACCGTCCACAACTGCCGATTGGATCGCCTTGCCGGTGTCGAAATCCTCCGCCCAGACCTGGATCCGCACGTTGGCCTCCCGGAACATCGACTTGTCTCCCCGGCCGTTGGTGGCCAGCCCGGCCACGTTGATCGAAGCGTACGGCATGCGAGGCCCGCCCCTGGCGCGACCCGTGAAGACGCGGGCCACCGGCAAGAGCGCTTCGAGCGCCGTCAGGGTCGGCCATTGCGTGTGGATGCCTTTTTCGATGTTCATGATTTGATCTGATCCTTGCCGCCGGTGGCCGCCAGCAAACTGATCGTTTGCCAGTATTTTTTCAGCGTCGCCAAGAGCCACGGCCGGGCGGCTACGGTGGCCGTGCCAAGCTCCAGGAAGGCCATGTAAAGCCCTTGCCGCGTGACGCCGATACGTACGGCGGGGTTCCGCTGGTTGTCGTTGAATTCCCAGCGGATCGCCGACTTGCCGATGCCCGTCCGCTTTCTCGGTGGTTCGCCCGGCTTGCTCGGCCGGTCGTAGGTGGTGTACTGCGAGCCGGCTTCTCCCCCCGCGGTCTTGCGCGATCGCTTCCGGCGCGTGCCCGTGTTGGGCACGTTGACCGCGGCGCGGCAACGAGCGTGGTAGTGGATTGCGGCGTTCTTGAGTCCCGTCGCCGTTGCCCTTCGCAACCGCCGATTGAACTCATCGCCGCGAAATTGGAAATCAAAGTTCTTGCTCATGATCCACTCGATGAACTGTTGCCCGTCCGCTCGGCCACGATCACCGGCAGGGTGTCGATCCGCCCGGCCGCCTCGTAGCGCAAGACGCGGTAGATGTCTCCGTCCGCGTCGATGATTCGATAGTCGGCCCCGATTGTAGCGATGGCCAGATCCGCTTCCAGGATGATCCGGTACAACTCAGCCGTCTCATCGGCGTCGTGCTCCACTTCCGGCGTCTGGTCGAGCGGCTGGACGCGAGCCCGCACCTCCGTGTACGCATCGCTCCAGGTGGCCTCCAATTCTCCGTGTGTGCCCTTGCTGTACGCTGCCGACTGAATGGTGATCAACGTGCTCTCGGTATCTTCCACGTCCAGCTTGCGGCAGACGGCGGACCACTTGGTCCCCATCACCTGTTCGTGGATCGAGAGGATGGTCCACACGTCACCGTCGGCGTCGGTGATTGTCGAACCCAACAGCGGGCGGGTCGGCGACTCCGACGCCGGCCATTGCCAGATCGTGTCGTCCTGCCGCACTTGGCCGTTGCTGATCTCCACTTCCGCGCTGGAAACCTGGTTGCGATGCGCGTTGCTGATCGCCTGATCGTCGAGACCTGAAACCGAAAGCGTCACGGCTTCAAGGCCGTCAACGATGTCCTCAAAATCAGTGGTCGGATCAAAGCTCATCGTCGGTGCCTCCAACCCTTTCCGCGGGCTCTCGCGTCACGATCCAGTGAACAAGGGCCAGCACCAGGGCCTTGGCCACAATCCACCAGGTGATCGGATGCCAGACCCGGATGTGGACGATCAAAGGATCCTTTGGATCTTGGCGCAGATAGCTCGGCAGTTTGGCCATCAGGTAATTCCCCGACTGATGATCTCGAATGGTTCTTCGTCGACCTCGCCGGCCGCGATCAGCTTGTTGAGCCGATCGATTAGATTCGTGAGCATCTTGCTGTATTCTGACCACTGCACCGATTGCCCGTTGACCGTGTAATTCGGTTTCGGATTGGCCGTTATCGACGCCAGCGTGGACGCAGCGTTGTCGCGAGCCTCTTCGAGATTGGAAATGTAGGTCATCGCTGATTCAGATCCTGTAGTACGACACGTTCAGTTTCGCGGACGCCGTTTCCTCGAGAAACTTGATCGCCGACAGGTCCCCGAAGTAGGCGATCTGCTGTTCGGCGGTCAGGATCATTCCGATCGACGCGGTCGGGTTGGTGCCGTCATCCCGCCAGCGGACGTTCTGATCTTCGGCCTGGATGATCGCGTAGGTGGCGCCCTCGTACGTGGCCGCCGTCAGCCCCTTGACCGAACTGAGGCCCGTGATCTGCTCGTATCCGATCGGAGCCCGGTAGGCGTCGGCCACGATCCTCCCGTTGCCCGCAAAGCCCTCATGGCTCGATGTGACTTGTCCCATTGTGTTGCTCCTTTCTTGTCAGCATGAATACGGCAGCATCGGTTCCACAGCGCCATCGAACGGCGTCATCGAAACGCCGGCGGCCGAAATAAACTGCACGTTTTGATTATTGCCGCCGTCCGTGCATGTATAAGCGCGCACTCTTTGGCCGCCGGATGCGTTGCAATAGGCGACGGTTGACGCTCGTACGACTGCGGAGCCGGTCACGTCCAGTGTCCATGCTCCGGTCCCGATCAGATCGACCCCGGTAGCCCGGAATGTCCCGCCCACCGTAATAGCCGACGATTCGGGATCGGTCACCGTTCCGCCCGTGATACTCATGTCGCCCGTGGTTTCGATCGTCTGGCCGTTGGGGTCGAATCCACCACTTGTCTGCGTGTACGAGGCCATTGTAACCTCGCCCGAAAGCGTCAGGGTATCGCCCGACTTCTGGTTCACCACAGCCTCGATTGTCTCACCGTGGAAGTCCCAGTCTTGAGGGCTGCCACCCGACGC